GGGGAGTGGGTTACTGTTAAGCGGAAAGTGGCGCGGGTTAATCTGCGAACTTTGAAAAACATAACATTCTGTTAATGCGGTTTAACGCTTGCCATTCGCCGGACTGTCTAGCTACTGTAATTGGGTCAATCTCCTTAGCTTGCCTATATAATTGTAGTGTGTTCCATGCTTCATTTTCCTGTCTTATCAATTCCAGCCTTAACTCTTTCTTTGTCATCGTCTTATCCTCCTTAGAATGTTCTCTCATCTAACTTGCCAATATATGTTACTATGAATTCGCCATCTTCCATTGTTAATGAGTATCTGTCTGCTAACTGATTGTGACAAGCTTTGTAAATTGTCTTGTAAGAACCTTCAATGAGAATTTCTCTTTCTTTGTCTAAGAACCTAACCTTGGTTGCTCTTCTGTGCCCGCTACATTCTTTCATTCTAATCTCTGTCATTTGTTTAACCCTCCTGTTTGATTTACTTATTTGTTACTATAATAAGTATACCATACAAGAGGGTTAATGTCAAGCTTTATTTACCATTCGGGTGGTAATCTCCAAAATCCACAAGATCTTTTTCGCGCCCGTCGTTAAACTCAATTTTAGCTACTCTGTCATAGCTTTCAAACTCAGTGCTACTTGAACCTCTGCTAACTGCTCTTTCCTTAACCTCTTCTACCATGCGATAGTTATCATACATATCTGGCATAATATACCTCCTTAATCTGCGATCTTAGTTCCAAAGATACAAGTTGTAGCGCTTGCGGCTCCTGCCTGAGTAGCCCATACTTCAAGTGATACTGGGTCATTTGCGTTCATTCTCATTATTCTACTCACTTCACAGTATACTTCTCTTTGCTCTTCTGCCGTTGCGTTTACTTCAAAGCTGTTTCTTGCCTGACCAATTCTTACACTGCCCTTAAGACCACTAGAACTTGGCGACGCTCCGATAGCTATAAAACCGATAAACTCCCATAACCCGGCAACAGGAACATTACCTGATATAATAGGAACCCAGCCTTTAGCAGTAAAAGGTACACCTTCTGTCGGCTGGAATTGTACAGTAGTTCCAATAGTAGGAGACTGAACCGTTTCAACAGGTGACCAATTTAACCAGTTATTACCAGCAACGCATACTTGTGAAGCCTGATTGATATAAGTATATTTACAGAAGTTCATTACAAAATATCCCTTCTGCCATGCACCTAAATCATCTACATTATCATTCGTTAAGCCCGCTGAACTGAACTTATTGTTAGATATAAGAAAGTCTCCTATAGCCGTTTCAGCCGGAAAATTTCCCTGTCTGGTAAGTCGTAATCTGAAATCGTAAAATGGATTTTCAGCAGGAGCCAGCATATTATTACCCCAACAAATGTTATCAGAGTATTTAGACCCTGCATCGTTCCAACCCACGTAAAGGCCATTACAACCATTCTGTACGATATGATTATTAAAACCATTCGTCATTCGACCTTGACAAGTAACACCATGTGAACCAAAGTTAGCCACGGTATTACCAATAATCATAGTCATATCAGCCATGTTTACCCATTCAATGAAGATACCTCGTTTATAACCCGTCTGTTCCCAATCCGACCTACCTACAAGGAAGTTGTTATTTATGTTAGTTCCATAAATCGTTCCTCCCATATACACGCCGTTTTCACAGTTATTTGCGTAACAGCCTGTCATGATTAAGTTAGCACTTAAAACAAACTTTAAGCAACTACCCATATTCTCAAAGTAGCAGTTAGCAATTTCAGTACCTATTATTTTCCACTCAGTAGAGGAAGTATGGTTTCCGATCGCGGCTGGAATATGGCCACTAATACGTTCAGAATTACCAACAAAGCTACAATTAACTATTTTGGTGTCTTGAGTAGGTGTCTGGTCATACGGTCCGAACCAAGGGAACACTCCCTCCTGTAAAGCATAATCTAACTGAATCATTTCTGTATAACCGCCAGTGGCAGTTCCATAATTGTAGAAATAGCAGTTATCAACGATACAACCTTTACATGAGTTAAACTCAATGAAGTGCCATGTCTGGATATCATGGAAAACACAGTTCTTTACTGTGACATGTGTTGCGTGTCCGAATCCAAACGGAGTACAATTAACAGGATTAGGGGCGAACACTTCAAACCCTTCTATCGTTATATCCCTGTTAGCGCTCCAACCTCCAGTTACTCCATCTGCCTTGTTGGCAAAAATAATATTGCCATTTGTAGTTATCTTTGCTCCATAACCTATAACGTGTTTGTTTGATGGAATCTTAGCCCACGTTACTAAGTAAGTACCTGCTGGGAATACTATGGTGCTTGCGTTACTGTCAAGTGCCGCCTGTACAGCCGCCGTGCTATCTGTTGCTCCGGTGGGGTCTGCCCCAAAATCAACAACGTCTGCATAGTAAAACTCTAATAGATCGTCAAGTTTTTTGGTTAAGTCATTTGAAGCAATTACTTTGTAACCTACATTATTAATATCCAACATAGGCACATAATCAAAGTATTTACTTAAATCTGGAGCTGGTGCTGGCTTAGAATACTGTAACGGGTCTGTGTTAAGTATACTCATTCGTTTACCCCTGTGGGTTTCTCCGTTTGTAGCGGTCATGTCAACAGTACCAGCGGTCGTGCTTTTTGCTCCTGTAACTGTTTCAGTGTGAGCACCATTGACGTTTTCTGTTTTAGCCCCAGTGGTTTCATTAATAGTTCCTGTTACTTTCATTACCTTGTTACCGTCGGTCTGCTCCTCAAGGTCAATTTTTGCATGGGTAGTGATATTATCACCTGTGTGAGTAATGTCACCTCCGTTGATCGTCCGGTCACCTGATACAGTCTCAATGATGTTAGCGGCTGTTACGGTTTTGTTACCTGTGAGAGTTTCCTCGACCTTAGCGGCTGTAACATTCTTGTTAGTTACATTCTCATTGTAATCCGTAGATACCAACACTTTGCCGCCGTTAGCGTTCTCAGTGTAAAGACCTGTAATGGTTTCTGTCTTTGTACCTTTGACAACGGAAATCTTGTCAGTTCCGATATTCTCATCTAAGGAACGTAAGACTACGACTGACTTTGTGCCGTTGACTGTCTCAGTCTTATTTCCGGTAGTACTTTCCTCACGTGTTCCATTTGCTGTGTCTTTAACGTTTCCAGTCGCAAGAGTTTTTCCAGCTACCACGGTCTGAGTAAGGGAGCCACCGATATACTGTGTTACGTTACCAGTGAACTTCTCGTCTTCCATGACACTATAAACATGGACTGTGTTATTAGTGCCGTTATCAACGTAAGGAGTCTGGCACGCCTCGCACCACATATTAACTACGTTGCTATTTCCACCGATTAACACACCATTCGGAGCCGCGCCAAAGCATTTAACCTCTTCGAGGATAGACTTGTTTGTATTAAGTACTACATAGTTCTTTCCGATTAAGGTTGATAGAGATTTAAAGATAAGATTGTCTCCCTGTACGTAACCTGCGCCACCAACTACCAGTGCATTTTCTACTGCATGGCGGAACAAGATGCTATCTAGCTGTAACTCATTGTTTACTGTGATGTTAAGTAAGTCGTATCCGTCTGTGAGCAGACAGTTTGTGATGATGGCTGAATTAACAGTGATGGTAAAAAGATTAACATTGTTTACCTGAATATCCATGTTGCCATCGAATCCTAAACCGGTTAAACTCATTTCATCGACCGTACCTGTAAACAGCGGTTTCGTTGCTCCGCCTTTCATGACAATACGCGTTGTATATCTGTCCTGACCAAAGAGCGTTACCTTTTCGTTAAGCGTAAGCGGCTGAGTTAAATAAGCGCCTGACGGGAAGTAAACCGCCATACCTCCATTCTGATAGGCGTAGTTAATACAGCCCTGAATGGCTTCGGTATCATCTGCTGACCCGTCGCCTACTGCCGGAGTAAGTCCTTTGGGTGGGAACTTTACGTTAAGCATATAGTTCGCTAACACTTCCGCGAGTACCTTCTCGATCTCGCCGCTTGAGATATACTCTTTGATTAACTTCATAATGTAGTCAGGCAGAAGACTGTTATTCTCTACCAACTCATTAAGAGTTTTGGTCACCTTACCTAATAACTCCATGTAAGACAGTGAATCGTCGTATACCAAAGGTAAGATGTGCTGAACCCAATAAAACATGGGTTTTACTTCCGTGAAACTTCCAATCATAATGTGGCCTCCTTTACCATAAGTTCATGAATAGATCGCTCAGGTCATTGATGATAAGCATATCTATATTTAGGAATGTTTCCCTAAATTCGTTAAGTAACTTTGAGTAGGATACGCCGTTAGTCTTCCCCGTAACGTGTTCGATGTAATCATCGATTGAGTTAAGGTTCTTGTTAGTGTTCTGTGTGGCGCTCCTATTTTCTGTGTCAACATTCGTTACCTTTCCGGTAGCGCTCATGTTGTCAGTGTTAGTTGTGTTTACAGTTTCATTCTCGGTGGTTCTTCCGTCACTTGTGGTATCAGATGAAGCATCTGTTTCCGTTGTGGTAGTTCCCGTGTTATCCTCGTTGATATCATCACTTCCACTTACAACGGTTTTACTTGTGTTAGTGTCGTCCACTATGCGCGCTTCACTCATGTAAGTATCGTTTTTCAAGCCGTCCAAAGCACCTTGCGGAGTATCCGAAAATTTATCAACATGGGAGACTGTCGTGGTCACGTCTGTGGTATCTCCGTTTGTGCCATGCGCTGTCTTATGATTTGAGATATCCTGATTGGCAGTTCCATGATCTGTGGTTAAAGATGTATCATGCGTAGTACCTGTTTTGTTTCCGGTGGTATCTGTCGTAGCATTTCTGTTCTGTGTATTAGTGGTATCGCTTGTTCCGTTACGGCTGGTATCAGAAGCTTGTGTACCAGTTTCCTTAATATCCTCCAAGCGCTTTAACTGATGATCTCTTGTTAAGTCCACGTCATACATCGGGTTGAATGAGATTAACTCCGATTTGTAAAGCTGATTGTAATACGGCATGATCTCGTTAAGTTTAGTATCCAGAAACAATTTCCACAAGCCGACTGTTTCAAGACCGATCTCACGAGTGTAATAATGTTTGAGGATTTTCTTTTCAAGGATAGGTCTGTACGCCTCGTCAAAGATCGGGAAATCAAAGTTGAATACTTTTGGTAACGCTGTGTTAATTACATCGTTCACTCCTAAGTAACCTACCGATGACGTAAGACCTGCCGCCTCTTCACAGATGAAGCGTACTTCTGTGGTGTATTTACTCATACTGGGTATCCTCCTTTTCCTCGTCTTCGGCTTCATCAAAGTACTTCACTTTGTTTTCCTCACGGAAATCTACAGTGATGTTAGTTCCGAACATTGCATTAATCTGATCTGCCGCTTTCCTTCGTGCGTTTAACCTACAGAATCTTTGCGCTTCTACGCCTCCAAGATTGCTTGTGATCTCATCTGTAACAAGGCGTTCTTTCTTTTCTGTGTTGCTGTTCTCGATTCCCAGATAGGTTAATGCTTCATTCCATATCTGCCGCTTAAGTATGTTAAGCTTATCAGCTACATATGGAGCGTCAAGCCTCAACACGTTAAGTGCGTTCACACTGAGTTTATCATCACCATAGATGAAGGGTTCGTTGCCGTCATACTGCATCATAAGATTTTTAAGAGTTAATCTCTGCGCTTCTGAGCCGATCACCATGACAGGTGTTTTCTGTGCATTAACATTAACGTCGATGGTTCTTTCGATGTTGTACAGTCTGCGTGCATACATTTCGATATCTAGCATACTGTTAGTGTGAGTATAGTTGTTAAAGATAATGACACTGTTAGTCGGGTCAAGTCTTACCTGATAGCCGTTTGCGGCGTAAGCTGTACGTTCCATAGGAATTCTGTACACGTCCAGATTACCTCCAATCATTGTTTGCAAGCATAAGTCTCCGAGAATTTCATCACGGAAATAAACTGCCATGCCGTCCGAGAATAAGGTCAGTTCAAGGAACCTTTCATCTACGGTATCTGGAAGGTTCTTCCACTCGTACATATTGATTGCTAACTCTAACAGCCTATTGTAATACTGTAGGTAGGTGCGGTTATTTAACAGTGCACTTTCCCATTTTGCTTTCTTACCTCTTCCCATGTCCTCACCTCCTTAAGTTGCACTCGGTCTGTTATCGAGTGAATAGTCTCCAACTTCATTTCCATTTCTCCAGAACGTTACTCCGTTATCATATATCTGTCTTAACCTTGCCATGTCGTCGGCTGGCACAGAACCAGTTAAGCTTACATTCTGAGTCTTGACGTAGTTCCAGTGAGGCCGAATAACTCGGTTAGGGATTTTGACTCTATGTGTAGCGTAACCATAAACGTTAAAATAGTTGTCTATGATCTGTGCAAATTCCGCACGGATATACGCGTAGAAGAATTGGAACCCCTTAATCTGGTTTGCCATGTTGATGATAGAGCCGCCGCCTCCTCTTGCCTGTGGTGGAAGTGTGGACTTATCCGCCGCTGTAGCCACAAGACTTGAGATTTTTTCGAACCCTCCCATGGCTGTGCCGCCTCCTGCTAAACCTCCGGTAGCATACATGGCGGCCGCTCCTCCTACTGTCTGAGCGATACCGATAGCCGCGTCATATGCAATGCGGTTCTGGTTCTGTGCGACCCATGCTTTAAAGGTATCCACTGTGAAAGCGCACTGAGGAAAGTTACCAATAGTTAGCTTCTCGTTGTAGTTGTTTGCCACTCCCTTGTAGTTTAAAGGAATAATCATGCATTCAGGCGTACAGCACATAGCACCTGTGACCTTAAAGGTACAGTTATCTGTGCTGAAATACTCGAACGGATAGTTTGCGGCTCCTCCCTCATTGTTAGTGACGTAAAGCATATTATACGGAGCGGTAAAAAGTTTGTTGTTCTTAGGGATATAGCCATCGATATCTGATAAGTGTTTATCCCTATCAATTGTGAAAGCCTCTGGAATGGTAGCCTGATAGTCAGCGGTGAAAGCTACTGGCAACATAAATATAGAAACGATACCATCGGCCTTGTTCTGTTCTGTTGCGTCTGCTATGAATGTGCTGGCTGACTGCCACGTGCTGAACACGTTGTAATGAAGACCGGAGTACACGCCTCCATACATTCCACCTGTAGCGTCCTCTAAGTTTTCGTCAAAGGTAGCCGCCACAATGATCTGATACAAAGTGAACAAGGAAGAGATTCCCAAATCTTTGTATACATACTCGCCAAGTTCCAGATTCTCAGGAACGAGATTGTCGCCTACCTTATCAGTAATGCTCATTTCCCGTTCAACGAATGACATATTTACAGTGTAGTCAAAGTGCCATGTCTGCATGATGTCTATTTCGAATCTGACTTCTGCCGTTGTATTACCAATATATTCCACACTTAAGATAAAAGCATAGAACCATTTGTTCCCGTAAGACGGATTTTGGAACATGAGATAGTTGCAATCGTAGAGATCGTCTGCTGAACGATTTAATGTCATGACTCCATTGTTTACCCTCTGGTACGTTTGGTTATTGAATGCATACTTCTGCTTGCTTAAGAAATAATTAAGCTGATTGGTAGCATTCCCAAAATAGATTGTATTTCTGTAGGTGTTATCCAGAGGGACATTTTTCAGAACCCTTATGTTAGTGTTTGGCGCTATATACATATGTTCCCCCCGTTATAATCTCGTCCGTGGCGTTTCCTGCTATCTCGCCATTAAAGTTAATAGTTACCGTCTGGCCATTCTTTAAGACCTGAATATCAAAAGGTGAATTAGGTTTGGGAAAAGTCAATTTACTTGAGGCTTTAAACTTAGCCCCGAAAAGCATATAGACTTTTCCCTGATATTCCTTATATCCGCCTGTGACATCTATGCTGTCACTAGGCGGATACTCGAAAAAGTCATACAGATTAACCCAAGGCAACATTGCTACTTTACCTAAATTAATCTTAGCCACTAGGTGTGTTAGGGTTATAGGGATTGTCATAATCGGCTATAAGATCGCCGTTAGCGTTTATGCTAAATGTAGGACTAATTCCCTGTAAACCCTGTTCTCCTTTCGGTCCGGGAATACCCTGTGCTCCTGTAGCGCCAGTTTCTCCCTTTGCGCCAGTGTCACCTTTAGCACCGACCACATGACCTAAATTTACTTTAGCCATATTACCCACCTCATCATAATAGAACGCCCATAAATCACCATCACTATCTATTCTCATTTCACCGACAGTGAATCCCGAACCCTCGTTATAGGTCATAACGAGATCGCCGCTGTCGGTGAGCAATGCATTCTGAATAGATAGAGTTAGGCGTTTGGGACTGTGATAGTTGCTGTACCTGTCTTTGTTTCATCAAACGTTGATGTAGCCGTCACGGTTAACCTAGCCGCTGTTTCGTTTGCACCTACAGACAGTAAACCATTCTGGCTGATCGTACTTAACTCGCTGTTGACAGACCATACGACTGTCTTCGGTGCGAACCCTGTGGTTTCAACCACTGCATTAAGCTGTAACATATTACCCTTATTAACCGTAGCTGTAGCAGGTGAAAGAGTAATACTGTTTACAGCCGGAGTACCCGGTACGAAAATAACTGCATTTGCAAATGGAGAACTCGAAAACGTCTTCCATGCATGATACCAATACTGCCAGTAAAGACCTTCGCCATTGTAGTCCTCAGTGAACTTGTAAAGGTTGTCAAAGATCATAAAGTAATCTTTGTCAATCAGTACAGCCGGAACCGCTTTAAGCGCTGTCTTTTCTGCCTCTGTTAAAGGAACATAACCAGCCGCCGGATCGTCTGCGAATAACTCGGCCATACGAGCCTCATCAATCTGGTCAAATCCGTCGATCTGAACACGGTGTCCCATAAATTCCACCTTATCCATGTTAAAGGCAGATGCTAAAACATTTACGTCCATGATAGCGTCGAATCTGGCGGTTGTAATAATATACTGATCGTTTTTAGGGCTGTGTGTGTAAACACCATTAAGATTGTAAGTCGGTTTGTCATACACCAGTTCGTTACTGATTGCCTTAATTTCCGTAACAACATCACTTGCACTTTCTTTTGTGACAGCCGGAACTGTCCACGGATAAAGCTGGCCGTTAAGAATGTTCCTAGCAAGCATATATTTCATAACGTTAAACTCGTCAAGGTTATGAGCAGTATACATACTATCGACGATCTTAGCGATCAAATCAGTGATACCCTGCCATGACAGGAATGCCTGCCTTAACTGGTCGTTGCTGATTGTAGCCTTGTAAAACTTCTGATAGTTCATCGTGTGGAAGGCCGCCCTTACGTCGGGAATCTGCCGTTCCATCCATTTTGTTTCTGCTACCTGTGGGTTAAAGGTGTGAGCCTTAGCAATATTAACGAATACTTCCTCTACTGTCTCGCCCAATTCCATAAGACCTTTTTTGAAAGGCGCCCACGGGTTCCAATACATCTTTGAACTGATAATAACTCTACCGATACGATTGTACAGAGCACTTAAAAACTCGTTCTGTAACGGTTCGTAATCCATCATGATTCCGCCTATCTTACGGATACTTTCTGTTTTGCCTGTCGCTTTCGGAATTGCGTTCTGATATGCGGCGCTGGAACCCTCCCTAATCTGGTTGAGGATTTCCACACTATTTGCTGTAAGGTCTACATTTTTTGGTTTAATAGCCACTGTTATCGCTCCTTTCTGTGAACAATGAATCGAATGATTTTTCTTCGCCCTCAGACTCTAAGTCTTCGGCGTTGTCAGAAACAACTTCTGCCGGAGTAGTGTTGCCTTCCTCTTTAGAAGGTGTCTGGAAGAATCTGTCTCTGTATTTCTGCCTCCATGTTTTGTCATTCTCCTCGTACTTAGATTTCCAATCTTCACCTGCTCGGCTGTCATAGTCGTTTAAGGTATCGTGAAAATCCTCGATGAGAGATAAAGCCTCGTCGCTGGTATCGTCTCCCAGCCTAGCGCGAATAGCGCTTAAAAGTTCGTCTTTCTTTCTAACTGCCATTACTTTCTCCTTCCTAAAATTTCTTTAATGTTTCACGTGAAACATTTAAAACTTCCTTAAAGCAAACCATATAGGCATTGATGGTTTCCAATCTGGTTCCGGGTTTGGGTTAGGCGGAGGAACTGGGGAACCCTCCCACCAATCGTACCAATAACGCGCATATGTCTGACGTATTGGCTGATTGATATCGCCGGGTCTTTCAAAGTTCTTTAGGAAACAATCGGCAAGGTATTCCGGCGTTTGCGTGCTAACTTTAAATTGATTGAATGACTCTGGATACTGAGCCGTAGGTATCCACTGACCGTAATTAACTGTCTCTGTGTCTATCCATAATAACTGTGCGTCTCCATCATCGTTTGCATAACCATGTGCACTAGCCCAATCAGTGAAGTTAGTAGATGGCGTCCACTGTACGAGACCCCAACCGAGTTTGGGATTAGGGTTAAGGTCTTGCCAAACCCCCGGATTAATGTGGCTCTCTACCTGCATATTACCAAGTATACCGGAAATGGCTTCGACTGTCCAGCCACGTGCTAGTAAGTACCGGAATATAATTAATGCGTTGTTCTGCATTTCTCCCATAGATAGCCAGTAGTTTCCTTTAATCCATTCACTTTGTGCTCCTGTCCCATATCTCCAAAGCTCTAGCCAGTCGGTTGACTTAGAGGGATTAGAGTTAATAGAGACTTGCTGATCTAAAGGAACTCTGCTACTATGTGCGCCCATGGTATGGTTACTATCAAAAGCCATTTCCGTATGGCCTGTGCGTATTAACACGTCACCAGCTTTCCAAGGCTGTGTGGTCGGAAGTTTCGTAAAGCCTAACAGGTTTAAACCTCGTGCCATAGTACCAGTTGTAAAAGGCCACGTGTCTCCACCATTAGCCTTAACTACATCAAACGCCCCAGCCATTAACGCATACCATATAAATGACGAACAATCATAATATGTTATCCCGTTTACCGTGCGCTGGTTTCGATATGCCTGACTATAACCGATATTCGGAGCGTTGCATTTTTCTATAGCCCATTCATAAGCTGTCTGAATATTCGCCATAGTACTAACCTCCATACCTATTAAGAATAGGAAGCAAATCATTAACGCATTTCTGAACTTCTTCCGCATTGTAGCCTGCCTTTTTTAATCTCTGTTTCCTGTCCTCACCGTTTCCGAACTGCCCTGCTATTACCAAAAAGGATACGCTCACCGTCTCTGGTAAATTAAATGCTGTGACTGTCATTTCTAATCCTCCCTCCCTAACCTCTCTGTCAGCTTTAAAAGCGCCTCCGTGTTATTGTTAAGAGATGTACTGATTTTATCCATCTCTTCCTTGTGCTGTGCGTCTGATTTAATCATACGCCAAAATAAAGCCCCGCAACACACGATAGGAAATCCCAAGCTACCTACTAACTGAGTTATTGCATTAACGTCCACCGCTTCACCTCCTTCATATTTCCTATATCTCATTATAACATATCGCGGAAACTTTTGGAAGAAATATGAAGAAAATGGAAAAAAGCTATTGCATTTTCTTCCAAAGTATGCTATAATATTTATAGTAACAAACTAAATTAAAACAAGATAAAGAAAGGAAGTAACAAACATGGCAAAGGCAGATTTTACAAGGAGTATCATCACGAACACGATTAGGGTAGCAGAGGTTAAGGTAGATAACGGAGCCGTTATTACGACAGAGTTATTACCTATCGTAAAGGTCGGCACAGCAAAGCTTTCACCTGAAAAGGCTTTAAAGATTGCTAAGGCTGAGTACAAAAACGTTATGGCCGTTGTAGTTCTCGGAATCGACAGCGCAGAAGAGGTTAGGGGAATGAGTTTCGAAACATTCATGGCCTACAGCGAACCAATCGAAAGACCAGCGTCTCAGAGAAAGTAAAACTAAACTTAAAACAAATTTGCTGACCTACCGGCATGACGGGGAGAAAAAATCTAAAGGAGAATTTAAAAATGAAAAAAGCAGGACAGGATTTCACACAGGTAGCAGAGAACGGTACACCATTCGAGAACGAGAGTTACGCATTAGCAACTCCTCAGCAGACAGCTGTTATTACGATGGACGACAACAAAGACTTTGTGGCTGACTTAACCAGCCGCGAGACGACATTCTGTAGTATGGTGGCCAACACGCCAGCCGAAAAGGCATTATTATTCAAAGCGATGAACAACCCTGAAAAACGTGTAGGCGACTGTATCAACATGACGATTGAGGCTAAAGATCTTTACTGTGAGGTCGTTACCTGTACCAATCAGCAGACGGGGCAGAGTGACGAGTGTCCGCGTATCGTTATCATCGACAAAGACGGAACGGGCTATCAGGCTGTATCTCTCGGCGTTTACAGCGCGATCAAAAAGATCATTCAGGTGTTCGGTGCACCTACATGGGAGGAACCCCTTCCCCTCGTTGTAAAGCAGATCACCAAAGGTGATAGAAAACTGCTTACATTCGACGTTGATTTTAAATAGGTAAGAAAGGAGAATGGGCGGCGAAATAATCGCCGCCCTATTTTCAATATGATTACAAGAAATGGGATTGTATACTCATTAAAGATAAGCCCATATATCATCAGAGTGGGTGACGTTACGTATTACTTCTCTAGTAAGAACCATTTAGAGAAGTTCACAGAAAAGCTTTATGAGAACCGCCATACTCTCAACACTTCTTTAAGTAGGCGGTTCAGTGTTTCCGTTGAGGTTCCTACCTTATGTGATATAGTGCTTTATAGCAAGGTAGAAACAAGAGGCTTCTACATCACGTGCAAAGGGGTAGAATACACATGCCTAAACAATATAATATTAAGTGGCGCGACTCTGACACAAAAAAGTTAGCAAACGCCGTAAGGAGTTACAACGCTAAGAGAACGCGTCTTCTAAAACAAGTACCAGAGTTAGACGAATTTCTCCCTCCTAAAGCCTCCACAAAGGAGATTAGAGCAGGAGTAAAGACAAGAAGAGATTTAGAGAATGAGATAAAATCCTTAAAGCGATTTCTCAAAAAAGGAGCAGAAAAACCGATCGTTACTAAAGAGGGAGTTAAAACTACCGCATACGAGAAAAAAGAACTTACCATTAAGATTAATGCGATCAATGCGCGTAGGAGAGCAGAACTTAAGAAAGCGGCTCCCTCTACCGAAAAGGGAACCATGCGAACGATTCGGGAGAATAACCTCTTACCTAAAAGGAAGGATTTGGAGAATATCTCAAAACGAGATTGGGCTAAGTTTGTAGAAAGCGTAGAGAAGCAGGCTAAAGACAGTTACTCATACGATAAGATACAGAGATATAAGGAAAATCTGCTCAAAGGATTAAACAACGCATTCGGCGAGAAAGGCAGAACCTTAATAGACTTAGCCTCTAAGATACCGGCTGAAACGCTAGTGGAAATGTATTACAACGACCCTGTATTACAGATAGACTTTATATACGACCCTCTGGAAATGGAAGTAATCATAGAGAGTATGGAAGAACATCTTAATGAATATCTTGACAGCATAGAGTAACTGTAGTACAGGGGAGGTAAGTTGCATGGCATTATACACAGCGGATTTTGAAACAATTACCGACCCCTTAGATTGTAGAGTTTGGGCTTATGGGATATGCGAGATCGGGAACCCTGACAACTTCATATATGGAAACGATATTGGAGGTTTTCTTAACTGGTGCAAGGAACAGGGGTCAGTAACTACATACTTCCATAACCTCAAGTTCGACGGAGAATTTATACTGTGTTGGTTATTTGAACATGGATTTAAATTCGTAGAAGATAGAAGAGACTTAGACACAAACACATTCACAACGCTTATCAGTGACAAGGGTCAGTTCTATTCAATGGAAATATGTTGGTTCCGCAAAGGAAAGACTCGATGCGTAACTACAGTGTATGACTCCTTAAAGATACTACCTTTCAGCGTTGCGGATATTGCTAAAGGATTTGGATTACCTATTAGCAAACTTGAGATTGATTACGACGAATATAGAGAAGTAGGACACATACTCACACCAAATGAAGTTGACTATTTAAGAAATGACGTTGATATCGTAGCACGAGCGCTTCACACCTTGTTTGAACAAGGCTTAACCAAAATGACACAGGGTAGCAACGCTCTATATGATTACAAACGTACCGTAGGAACAAAGAACTTTGCGAAATGGTTTCCTATCCCAGATTACGATGCAGACATTAGACAGTCATATAAGGGAGGGTTTACATACCTAGCTGATAGGTTTAAAGAAGTCGATTTAGAAGAGGGTATAGTCTTAGATGTAAACAGCCTTTATCCATCTGTAATGTATTACCAGCCTTTACCTTATGGAGAAGGAATTTACTTTAAAGGTAAGTACAAGGAAGATAAGCTTTACAATCTTTATATTCAGATGATAACGTGTCAGTTTGAACTTAAACCTAACCACATACCAACTATTCAGCTTAAGAATAACCTTTCATTTATTCCCACTGAATATCTAAAGTCAAGTGATGGTGAAGATGTTACATTATGCTTAACAAACGTAGACTTAGAGTTGTTTTTAGAACATTATGACGTGTTTAACATAACGTATCATAGCGGCTGGAAATTTAAGTCAACAGTAGGTTTGTTCAAAGAGTATATAGACAAATGGAACACCATTAAAGTAGAAAGCACAAAGAACGGAAACAAGGCTATGCGTGCTCTAGCCAAACTTATGTTAAATGCGTTGTATGGTAAGTTCGCATTGAACCCACACGTTCAGTCTAAGATACCTTTCTACCATGATGGAATCATTAAGTATAAGTTAGGAAAGGAAGAAACAAGAGACCCAATTTACATTCCTGTGGGAACCTTCATCACGGCATGGGCTAGATACAAAACAATCAGTTCGGCTCAGAAGGTTTATGATCGGTTCGTTTATGCAGACACAGACAGCTTGCACTTAACAGGTACAGAGATTCCGGCAGAGTTAGAGATCGATGCAACAAAGCTAGGAGCGTGGAAACACGAAAGCACATTCAGTCGGGCTAGATTTATCCGGCAGAAAAGCTATGTCGAAGAGATCGACGGAGAGTTACACATCACTTGTGCAGGTATGCCAGAAAGATGTTATGAACACGTTACATGGGATAACTTTAGAAGTGGTAGCGTATACAGCGGTAAGTTAGGAATGCAACACGTTCACGGAGGAATTGTCCTGAACGACATTCCATTCACGATTAAGAAAGGAGCATAAAATGGAATTGACATGGTTTTGTGCAGGAGTTATAACAGCTAATATTCTTTGGGTTTATATTTTGGTAAGAAAGAGTTGACAAACAGAATAAACTATGGTAACATAAACATGAAGGTTACATAGTTTAGTTGACTAGGAATGTTGGACGCTACGGGGTGAAATCCGCTGACATTACCGTTCGGGATAGCACCTGTGGTCAGCGAGTATGTAACCTTTTTAAATGGAGGTGAAGCAATGAAATATGGTGCTCCGTATTGGAACATTAAAGACATCTTACCTTATCAGCGCAATTTCAACTTTATAAACGGTGAACGTTCGATCGGTAAGACATACACAGCGGAAGGCTACTTCATTGAAAGAGCATTAAACAACGGTGAAGAATTTGTCTATATATGCAGGACTCAGGAGGAAAAGAAAGGCGGCATACTTGAAAAGTCATTCGCTAAAGTCCTAGCGTGTGAGTTTCCGAACCAGCCTATTAAGAGCACTACTGAGGTGATGGAGTTAATCATAGAAGATGAGAACGGAGACGTGATCGAGAAGAAAACTCTAGGTTACTGCCTTGCATTATCAGAAGCAGTTAAGATTAAGAAAAGATCATTCCCCTTCGTAAGATGGCTTATGTTCGACGAGTATATGCTGGAAGAGAAACAGCGCGCCAGCTACGTAAACGGCTGGAAAGAACCTGACCTATTACTATCGATATATCACACGATCGACAGAGAAAGGGACTACGTTATTTGCTTCATGTTTGGTAACAACACATCGTTCTATAACCCTTATCATATGCACTCAGCGTTTAATATCCCATATATAGAAAAAGGTGGGATATGGTATAACGAAAACGTATTGTTTCAATGGGCTGAAAGCACAGATGAGTTAAAGGATAAAAAGAGCAAGTGTAAGTTCCTTAAGATGATCGACAAGACCGACTATGGCCAGTACGCAAAACATGGTGACTACGTGGACGACAATATTAACTTTATTGGAGACAGAACGGGTAACTCAAGGCACTTATTCACATTCGAGTACGAGAAAGAGATTTACGGAGTTTGGCAAGATATGAAGTTAGGTTTAGTCTTCATTGATAGCAAGTATGATAAATCATGCACACTTAACTATGCCTTAACCATCGACGACCACAAGGAAAATACGATGTTTACTCGGAGCAAATCAGACACGTTGCTTATGTGGCTGGGTAAAATGTTTAAGCTGGGTAATGTAAGATATACTAGCATGAGAGTGAAGGTTAAAGCAGAACAGGCTATAAAGCTTATACTTTAGGAGGTAGCTTATGAACATTAAAATAGAAGACGTGATTGTAGACGCTGAACCCATGAGGTACAGTCAATGGCACAATCGCAAGAAACAATATGTTGGCAGTGATAACGATTTCGACGTTTATTTCATTGAAGGGAGATTTTATTATGCGGAAGCAGACGACCCATACCAGTTTTGAACCATCAGATATGAAAGACTATGCGTACATGGTAGCCACAAGGCTTAATACTTTAATTAAAGGTACGGCAGAACCAGAGTACGACAGAGCCGGAATATGGTACATTAAGGTATCATTCAATAATTTTAACTTTAAGTATAGGGGTGATTTATCCCAATATTTTTACTACAAATTTGATATCGACCTTGTAGCTAGAATTATTAGAAATATCATTATTAAAGAAATCGTAGATTCTGTGGTAACTGAGGGTAATAATGTTGATATAATATCTGGAAAGGAGCATTAAATATGGACGACGGATATATGCCTACATGGAATGATTGTTACGCTAAAATCAACGAACTGTATAAAGAAAACTTAAATCTAAGAGAATCAAATGGTAGGTTAGAAACTAAACTATCACAAGCACAAAATGTAATTAATGAACTTGAAAGGTTAAATATAGCACAAAACACAATCATTAAATCATTAAATAGTATAGTTAGTGAACAACGAGAAATGATTGATTTTGGAGATTGCCATACAAATGTTAAATAAAGCTTGACATTAACCCTCTTGTATGGTATACTTATTATAGTAACAAATAAGTAAATCAAACAGGAGGGTTAAAGAAATGACAGTAGAGTTAGTTAAAGAAATGATTAAAATGAGAATGAATAGGATCGAGGAAATCATGGACGAATCCACAGACAATGTATCCGCTAGATACGCAATGGGTTATGAAGAACTTGAAAAGCTTCTTGTTAATATCGAGGTAATGGAAGCAAAGAGAAACTAAATAAAAAACAACGTTTGCACTTTTCCGCTTAACAGTAACCCACTCCCCGTTCGGTACAGGTCACGGCAGGCCAGAGCACGACAGTAATGCAATGGCCGCGCCAGTACCGTAACCGACAGACGCTCAGCTTTCAGTAATCGAATGCAAGCGCACGGTCAGATGCCGGTCGGGGCTGAACCGTGAGCAAACGCATGCAAGCGCACGGTCAGTTCCCCATCGGGGGGAAGTTAAGGTTAAGCGGAAAATAGTTCAATA